GTTAAATCCAGGCTTGAAATTTAATTTTTGTAGCATATAATGCCTTATATATTAATTATATAGATAATGAAAGAAACAAAATGAGCAAGAATTATGAACAAAAAACACATAAAAACAATAAATTATAATTTTTATCACTGGGGTCCTTTTCTTTACAAAACTTCCCTAAACCAGAAACAAATAAATCAAATAAAAAAAATATGTAGTAAAAAATCAAAAGACTATAGAAAAAATTTAGCTGGTTTAATAAAACATGAACATGTAGTAGATGTTAAAAAATTATTTCCAATAATTTTTCCTTATTTAAATAGCTATTGCCAGGCGTACATAGAATACTCAGGTAGATTTTTAGGTAATAAAATAGAACTTAAATCATCTTGGGTAAACTACATGACTAACATTGAATCTAACCCCTTGCATTTCCATGATGATGATTTATCCTTTGTAATATTTATACAAATTCCAAAAAAATTAAAAGAAGAATGTAATAATACTATATCTAATTCAATACCTGGATCTATAAATTTTGTAGATACTGTAGCAAAAAAAAAAAATAATATAGAGCGGCATACGTTTTTGCCTGAAGTAGGAGATTTTTTTATTTTCCCTGCAAATTTATCTCACTATGTTACGGGTTTTCAAAGCGAAGGAGAAAGAATTTCTGTTTCAGGAAATTTAATAGTTAAGCAATGAAAGAAACAAAATGAGCAAGATTATGGATCATTTAGAAGCAATTGTTTAGGTGAAATAATGAAATTAATATATTCAATACCTGATAAACTTTATTATATTCAAAATTTTTTAGATTACTCTACTTATAAAAAAATACATTATGATGTATTTAGAAGTAGATTAATAGAACTAGAATCAGCTAAAAAACAATGGGATAAAAGTTTATTAGAAGGTTATGCCAAATCTCCTGAAAGAGCAAATTTAATTCCTGAATATGGTCCCTTAGAAAAAATTAAAATATTATTACAAAACAATTTGTTTTGTAAATTAAAAATTAAAAATTATAAACCCTTAATTCATTCAATGGAAGATGGGTGTGGCATTAATTGGCATGATGATGGTAGTCATGGGTATGGAATAACTTATTATATTAATAGAAGATGGAATAATAAATTTGGAGGAGAGTTTTTATTTAAAGATAAAAATGCAAACGGTTTTATACCTTTGGTGGGTAACTCATTGGTTATAGTTAAAACTCCATTAGAGCATAAAGTAACACCTGTTATGAAACCATTAATTCCTAGAAAAACAATTCAAATATTTATAAATAAAGGAGAAAATAATAATGGAAAAAACAGTTAATATAAATAACTTTATTGGAGTGTATGATAATTACATTACTATAGAAGATTGCAATAAAGCTATTAAATTATTTGAAGATCAAAATAAATTTAATAATACGGTAAATAGAATAGGTGGAGAAAAAGCCTCTATTTTAGAAAAACAAGATCAACAGTTTTTTGCGGCACCTAATAATGTAGATGTATGGTGGGAAGAATTAAAACCTATGATGTTTAATTTTGATATAGCTTGGAATCACTATGTTCAACAGACTGGAGCAATGGATGCTTATGGAGTTCCTTTTAATTTTACTTGTTTAAAAATTCAAAAAACATTACCAACAGAGGGGTATCATGTTTGGCATATTGAACATGGAAAAGGATTTGACAATGAACCAAGAGCTTTTGTTTTTTCTATATATTTAAATGATGTAGAAGAAGGAGGAGAAACAGAATTCTTACATTTTTCAAAAAGAGTTAAACCTAAGACAGGTAGAATAGTTATTTGGCCTGCAGGTTTTCCTTATGTTCACAGAGGTAATCCACCTTTATCTGGTGAAAAATATATTTTAACTTCTTGGATGATGTTAAGATAATTAAGAAGAATAAGAAGTAGGTCTTGCACCTAATCTAGCTATTTTTTCAGATTCAGTTTCACCATCAACATTGTTGTCATCCCAATTAGATTGTAATTGAGCTAGGTGTGCTGAATCCCATCTACTAGAAAATTGACTAATGTCTCCAATATTTGCATCAGCAAATGATGAATGAGGTGTTGCCTCTCTATATTCTACTTCATCAGAAGTAATTGGAGTTCCATGTTGAATAGCCCAAATGTTAGAAAATTTAGAATCAGACCAAAAAGAATCATCATTAATACTATATCCAATACCTTCACTAGCACCTTCATCATGATTTTTAATAATGCATTTGTCTTCAAATACTATTGTCCAATTTGCGTTTGTTGCCATTTTTTCTCCTAAGTTTTAATAATATAAATTAAAGTTAAATAAGGTTGTAAAATTGCAGCATTTACTGCATCACCAGAAAAAGTTGCGCTCATATTATGAGAGTGACCATCACCTGAACCAGCACCACCTGTGTTTTTAGTATTTGAATCATTATATCCAGGAATTTTATTTTCAAAATCCTGTCTACTTATGTTGGCAGATGTTCCAGGATTATAAGCACCACTAGTATGAGAGTGACTTGCTATTTGTGCTGTTGATAAAGTTGCATTCGCTGTTGAACCACCAACGTTTCCAGTAGATGTTATTTCTACTGTATTTGCTCCACCCGTTGAAGCTAAAGCTTTAGTTCCAGATTTTCCTATTGGTGTATTATCTTGTAAATTAGGTGTATTAAAAGTAGTTGAACCATCACCTATACCATAAGTTGTGCTTATGATTGCAAATAAAGCAGAGTAAGTTGTTCTTGAAACTGCTACACCATCACATTCTAAAAATCCAGAGGGTAATGCTGCTGCTGACCAAGGTAAAATTGTACCTGTAGCTGTGCCTTCTATACCTGTAAGGTTTGCTCCATCAAAATCATATTTAGTTGCTTCGTAATTTGCCATATTATTTCTCCGTGTAAGTCCATCCTGTTGTAGCGTCTCCACTAAATACTAATCCAAAAGCTGCACCTTGTGTGTTAACTACAAGATCTGCTGCTCCATTAACTATATTAGAAGAGTTTCTACCAACAGTCAATGCGTTAGTGTTGAAATCATAACCCTGGTCTACAAAATTTACCGTATCTCCTGTAGCAGGTGATGCGGGTAGAGTTATAGTTACTGCTCCACCATTTGTATTTACTAAAATTTGAGCTCCAGCTTGAACTGTTTCAGCACTAGAGATTGCTCTCCATTTTCTTAGTTCTGAAGATTTATAAACATTAGTTCCGTCTGACCATAGTGTATAAGAATGACCTTCACATAAAAGAACACCTGTACCTGATGTAGTTTTAAAAGTTAAAGTATTTCCTGCATGATCACATGCGTTTTCAATAATGTATGTTTTTTCAACTGAATCAGGGATAGTAACGTTTAAGTTAGAAGCTAGTGTTCCTGTTAATTTAATAACTTCATTTTTACCGTTTGATACAACTCCATTTGAAAAAGTTAAAGCTCTACTAGCATTGGTTATGTTAAAAGCATCATATCCACCAATTGCTTGTTCTAAAATTAATAAGTTTGTATTTGTGATTGCACCCCAAGTTCCGGAGTTTTCACCTGTTGCTTGTACTGTGAGTTTTAAACTTGCTGATGTTGAGTTAGCCATATTTTAATTCCTTATACTATTTATTTTATAAAATTAAAGAGTTAGTGTCAAACTCTTTATGCAGCGACTTCCACCCAACCAGGAGGATCCGTAGGTGCTGAACCTGTAGGAACCGTGTTCCAAATCAAAGCATTAACACTATTTAAGTTCATAGTCAAGGCTAATCCAGTGATTGTTACATCTACGTGAATTACTACACTAGGAGAAGCTAGCTGATTATTCATAGAAATACCTGTAACATCTACAGGAGTATTTAAATCAACGGCCACAGAATCCAGGTTAACGGACATTGCTATTCCAGTAACATCGGGTGAAACATCTCCAGTCATACCTAATTGACCTAAAACAGCAGTCATAAAATTACCTTGGATCATTGCATCAGGTGCAGGATCTACTACTCCTAAAGTCAATTGAGCCACGTTTAAAGTATTAAGAGTTACGGTTGCACCTCCGCTAATTTCTGTAGGAGTTCCTACAGCTGCAGTCATAGCTATTCCAGATACATCTACATTTGCCCACTGTCCTTCGACACCCCAGGCGTTGCTTCCCCAGAATTGTCTTCCCCAACCTGTTTGATTGTATGCTTCTATTGTACCTAAAGCCATGTTGGCTTGATTACCTGTAGCCATAGCGTCAGGACCAGCATCGGCTGTTCCTAAAGTATTGGTCATTGCAATACCATCTTGAAAAATAGTAGTTGCAATTTCGATTAATACATCTCCAACAACGGCGGTCATTGGAATTCCACTTGGAATTGGAAGTACGTCTATTTGAGTTGTTGCGGTTCCTAAATTAATAGTTGCTGCATCACCTTCAGCAATTAAGGTACCTTGGATACCCCAAGCTTGAACACCCCATTCGAGTCTACCCCAACCTGCATTAATTTCACCTGCAGTGGTTTCGTCTCCTAAAGAATTGGTAAGTGCTATTCCAGTTACTTGTACAGTAGGGTTAGCGTTGTCTCCCCATTGGTTGTTACTCCAAGGGCCGGTTCCGAAAGTTCCTGATGCCATAGGAGACTATCTCCTAGTTAACCAGAGATTCTTAAAATCGCTGCTGTTGATGTAGCTGCTGGGAATTGAATTGTAAAAACACCTGACGTAGCTGTTTTATTGTCTCCAAAATCTAGAACACATACTGCAGCATTAGTTGTAGCTGATGATGTGTTATAAAGTAAAGCGCCTCTAGCAGTTAAAGTTACGCCTGTAAAAGATCTGTCACTAAAATCAACTCTTGCCACACCTGCTGTTAATGATGTTCCTAGATTAACCAGTAGTCCACCACCTGCTGTGTATTGACCAGTGTTAGTAACTTCAGTATCAGCTCCACCACCTGGGTTAGTAGAGTATGCAGTTGTTGCTGAGTTTAAAGTTGCAGAAGAAGTATATAAAGCTATTTTAAATTTGTCTTGACTTGCTAAAAAATTCATATCTGCTTCGAAAAGCTGTTTCTTAAATGTGTTTGCGATCGCTTGTGTTATAGCCATAATTTTTTTCTCCTATTGTTTTCCTATTCGAGGAACACCTGCTTGGTATTCATCCCGTCTTCGTCTCCCCATTTGTTCAATTGAGAATCCTTTAACAGCCTCTACATACTTATTATCATATAACTGAAGCATGTCAACAGGACCTTTTAAAAATCCATAAGCCTCTGCTAGGCATGCATATAAAAGGCCATTGGGAAAATATGTACTAAGATATGTAGTCGTATTTGTAGACGATAAACCAGGATCTTTCAAGATATAATTTAACTGAATTGTATAAATAGCGTCAGGCGTAGGAGCCATTACAATAGTGTCCTGATCCCACCAACTATAGTACTTAGGCACCCCTGTTACTCCCGTAGGGTTAAATTCAGACATAAAACTAGTATCCCTGAACTGTAAAAATTCTCTATTATCAGGAGAAGAAGTACCGTCTGAGTCCACAATTTGAGCTGATCTTATAGTTAAAGCATTAGTAGGAGTATCAATAAATCTAGTGCTAGTTAATACATTCGCCGTAGCATATCTTCTATTGTTATCTGAGTCTACTTCTCTTAAAATTCTAAATTCAGCATCATTTATAATGCCATCAACAATAGTAGCTGTTAAAACATTAGAACTAACTTCTGTGTAATCTCTAATTTTTTGTACTAATTCTGCGTATGTCATTATTTATTAAGCTCTCCCATCCGTTATATTAACATTTAAAGGACCAGCAATACAACCATTTCCTCCACCTATTGCAGAAGGGAAAACAGTGGTACCACTTGAAAAATCTAATTGATAGCCATTATAATTAGTCACTGTTGAAGGCTGACCTCCACTTGGAGATGTTGTAGTATTTAAAGCAACTACTTTTCTTGCAAAGAAAATTCTTGCTCCAGAAAGATGAGCACTTGCAGTAGTATTATTGGGAGTCTGTCCTCTAAAAGGTGCATTAGTTCCTCTAATTAAACCATAAAAAGTATCTCCAGGTAAAGCATTTCTAGATGCATATTGAATAATTTCGTTTTCATATAATCCAGTTGTAGAATTAATTTTTTCAATCATTAAAAAACCGCCGTCAATAAGTGTAGGTATATATGGAACGCCTATACCTGTTGTTAATGTTAAAGTTGTGTCATTGGCTGTTATATCTGCACCTAATGTTGCAGTTAACTCTATGTCTAGAATAGACAAACTATTGTTAAAAGGACTAGGTATAGGTATAGGTTGTTGTATTTTCATTAGTCTTACATAATCTCCAACTAATATTCCACTATTTGGTTGAGCTACATTCATTATGCTTCTAGTAATGCCAACATTATTTTCTACAGGTCCAATTGGATTAATCGGTAAAAAATCTCCTGTAGGTAATTCTAATCTGTCTGGTCTTGGATGCATTAATCCTTGAGGATCAGCTGTAAAAGGTTTTGGTTCTAATTGAGGTTGTTTAGGTTCATATTCAGAAGTATGGACTCTAGATCCATTCCATTCTCTGACCATTTCTGTATAGGGAAATTGCAAAC